AACGTGCATCCAGTTCAGCATCAGTAGTGACAATCTTATCAAGAGGGAAGTTAAATGTAGCACCTTCCTTGCTTGAAGTAGTGAGAAACTCTCTAAAGAATAATGGAATTAGCTGCACTTGCAGTTGGCCTGATTGATTAGGCACAACATGAAGAATAGCAGGATCCCTTAGAGAGAGAGTAGTCTTACTCTCCCCCACTTGTTTCCCGATTACGGTTTGACCAACATGGTTAATAATTACTTTTATATCGCTCATATATAAAATATATATTAAACTTTTATAATATCAAGCTAATAATTCAAACAAATCACATTGCATGGCTTCACCTGGTTTTCTTGGCGTCCAATTCACCGCCTCATAAAACCTCTCAACAGCGCTGTACAGTATTTTGTCAAACATCAAATCAACATCTGGCTCAAAAATTGTGTTGAATTCTTCTGGGTAATAGTATTTGTAAGCCACTGCGCTTATACCATACTTATTAGGTTGTTTAACATAGAAGAATCTAATCTTATCACCACTTGCAATGAGCTCATACTTCTTGCTCATTTTCAATGTCTTGCACAGTGTATTGTGAAAGTAGGCAGCTTTAACATGCAATGGCATAGATTTTATTGTCTTGAAACCTTCACATCTTGAGGAATATTTTTCATAGCCCTTCAGCCCCATGACAAAAGATATGTCAGCAACAGGCAGTTCTTTGAACTTTCTATAAGCTTCATCCACCACCTCATTTGTTTTGACCTGGCTCTGGGTCAATAGCATGGTTTCAACAATTTTTTTAGCCAACGGCTTGATAGGTGCAGGCATGGTAGTGCGAGCAATCTCAACGCCTGTATACTTGAATTTATTAGTTGTAATACCTTCTTCATCGAGAATATGCAGAACATATCTTTTTTTCTGCAAATACAATGCAACATCACATATGGTTTCACGTTTAAACACAATCCTACTGTCCACAGTATTGAGATTTTCCTCACACCATTTCTTAATTTCCACATTCAGGTGATTTTCTATATCCATTACTTCATCATAAAAATGCTTGGATATTTTATCGTTATTCATGAATTCTAATCCACTATCCACAAGTAACGATAGAGAAGCATGTACTGAATCAGTGTCATTGTATATAACACAGGAATACTCTTCAGGAGGTTTCATATTCTTTACCTTGAGCTTCTCTGCAATTAAATTATCTAAGATTTTGTTGCTTTGTTTGATTACTGCTTGACCAGTTAATGTAATGCTTCTGGCCAAATCATCGTCACCCAGCGGGAAAACTTTATTACCTAGGGCACCGTATACAGAATTAATAAAGATTTTTATTGTATGTTGTCTGATGTTAAGTAAGCTTTGCTGGTCTTTTAATGTCTTGTATTCAGGTGTACCTTTCTGCAATGTAGATATTTGTCTGTTTACCTTGGAGAGTTCTTTTCTGATTTGAACTCTGAGTTTATAATAATGATCCACCATTTCAGGTATAATGCCTTTTGTTTTCTGGCTAAACAAAACCTTGGCCTTGCTCAGTGTTAATTTCTCTTGTTTTACAAGCTGTGCAAATTTTGCTATGGATAGATCTACTACTCTACCGCTCACATCCCTGATTGTTACAGTTTCTTTATCCTGTTTCTCGATTATACCCATCTTTGTCTCTGGTGACAGGTTAAGAGTAATCATAACAGATGGATACAAGCTGTTGGCATCAAAAGTTACTATATTTTTCTGAAAACCTCTCTGAGGTTCACTCACATAAGCACCTTCATTCTGGCTCCCGTCATCTTCACCCCTTATGAAGGTTGGGATTTTTTTATCTCTGTATCTAGCTCTAACCGCGCAGGCCCCTATGATTACACTCATACTACCCATGGCAGCTTCAAAAGTTGTTAAACCGAAATAACTTAATGATCTTAATAATTCGAAATATTGTAATTTTTCCTCCATCTTCACAAGCAGTCTCACGTCCTGTACGTTGTATTCTACAAACTTGCTCCAATTCTCATCAGCCAAGCTACTCAAATTAGTTTCTCCATAGTCAATTTTCTGCTCATCAAGCTCTATCTTAGCTATACTATTCAGTTTGTAACTTGCTCTAAGTACCATGCAAAACCGTTTGTAGATATCCAGATAATCCAAACATGATACACCATCAATAAACCATCTCACAGTTTGCCTGCCAAATGTTCCTTTCAATGTTTTGAAATAAACTCTACCCGTGGGCGAGAGTCTGCCTACTTCCTCCTCACCAAATAAAACTTTAACCCTGTTAATAATATAGGGCAAGTCAAACAAAATGCTATTCCATCCAAGTAGAACATCTGGTGGGTCGTTCTGCATGAAAGTTAAAAACTTGTCAAACATCTCTTTCTCGGTTTTGCAGTAGTGAAATATTTGATCTTTGGAGTTGGATGTGTGGGGCTTAATGCCCCAGGTGATGAATCTTCTGGACAATGAATCATATATGGTTATGACATTTACTGGGTGTTTAGCTTCTTCTGGTATGGGGAACTCATCTGGTGAGTACGTTTCAATATCTAGATAGTAAATTTTTATTGGAAATTGAGAGAATTCTGGCGTTTCATTTACCTCCCAGAAGTTATCACATAAAAACTGCTGAGCAGGAGATAAATTTTCAAAGATTCTGGTTAGACCAACTTCTTTGATATATTTTGATTTCTCAAATTGATTTTTAAAGCTCTTCTTCTTTAAGGCAGTGTTAAAGATGCTAGTTGCATCAGTAGAGCCTTTTGATTCTACATATATGTAAGGGTTGTATGTGGAGTCTATAGCAATTCTGTTGCCTGCACTATCCCAGGTGAAGAGTCTGATCAACTCACTTCTTGGATCGTATACAATATTCCTATATCCCTTCATAATTTGATTTTATACTATATTTGATAAAATAATAGTGGAAAAGATTATGCAATTCTTTGAGCTCAGTCTGCCTTGCCCTCCGGAGATACAGGACTGTGACCGGCATAGATTGAACTATATGAATGAATTAGACACATTGAAGAAATCTGGTGGGTGTGGTGGTTGTGCAGAACGTTCACTCAGAAATAGATATATTAGCCTACTACAGACATGTTTACAGAAATAATATTATATTTTTTGGGCTTATGCTCAGTATGTAGCTTTTTGCTCTTGTGGTTTGTTTCACCCCTCAAAATAACTCTAGCCAAATTGCTATTTAATGCAGACATAGTGGATGTTAAGAATTTTGACGATCTAATATATCTTAAAAGTAAATATCTGTCCAAACTATCCTCTTGTTGGATATGCTGTAGTTTCTGGTCATCGCTGGCTGTGGGTATTGTCATGGCCATTGTATCGTCCAATCCTGTCTACCCTGTAATTACGTTCTGCACTTATCCTTGTCTAGCTTATGTTTTTAAACGTATCATTGACCAAGACCGTTGATGCGATTCAATCTGGTACGCTTTGGATCACCATAGGGATGACTGAATAATTCATAATAACACTGAATATTTTCTTGATTCTCTAGCCATCTTGTGTCTGCATCTTTGCGTCCTTTGGCACACAGATTCATATATCTTCCCTTTTTGCTGAGCACATCATCTATCATGGTCAGCATCTCCTCACCAGTCTTAAATTTAAACTGAGCGTCCTCATATGTGCATAAATCTTGACATGCTATAGGAAGACCGAAGCTGTTGGCTTCTATTAGCTTCAAATCGGATTTGGACTTGTTGAAGTTATTGTCCTGCAATGGTGCAACAAGCATATTAACTTTAAGTTTTCTGATGGCCTCACCATAGTGGTAAAGATTGACCCATGGGTGGAATTCTACTGCACCTGAATCAACAAGTGGTTTGATTGGCAGTGGATAGGCACCTAGAAACACCCACTGATATTTGTGATGGGTATCATAGATAGCTTTGATAACATGAGCAAAATCATCATTTTGGTTGACTCTATTCTCTACATCAAAATGTGCCCCAGATCCTGCATACAGAATTCTAGGTTTATTTTTGTGCGTATCATAATTGGCACTTATTGCTTTTTCATCATAGAAATGACCTAGCCAGAATTTTGGTGGAAAGTTTGGAATGACGGTTACGTTCTGGTTACCAGTTTTTTCTTTGTAGTAGTTTTTCATGAAATCACATGTAACTGTAATTTCATCACACATGGACATTATCTCACAAGCATTCTGCCTGATCTGTGGATCAGTGAAAGCAGATTTAAATTTGTTATAATCAGGAATATCCTCATGAAATACTAGATCGTCAATCTCATATATGATCCTAAACCCTACCTGCTTTGAAACTTCTTTCAAGAACTTAACAAACTGCAGTTGTGAAGATGTCGCTTGTCGTTGTATTCTCACAACCTTGGTGTTGATATAATATCTTGGATCCAACACCATCACTGTTGTACCGTGCACACAGAATTCACCGTAGGCATTGCAAAGGTGCTCTGGCCATATCATTCTCCAGAAACCACACCCAGAGTAATCTGCATAATACTGAATGACCCTTGGGTTGGTGATCTCAGGTGGTTGCGGCGATGTGGGTGCAATCATCGGCGCTTGTGACTGTTGATTGAAAGGATTATTTAAATAAGGTACACTTTGAAGAAGAGGTGATGCAAAGGGGTTGCTGTTGAAAGGAGTACCGGTTGTATTCATGTTTAATATATAACAAGTCTGCAGAATATATCAACTACATTACCTTGAAAGGAAGTCTCGTGGTTATACCGTTCTTTTTCTCCAAATATATAACTTCTCCATTGCATACTTTAGTACATTCTTTTCTATGGGAAATTATGTAGATTCCAAGATTATACAAGTTGACTTGTTCATTGAGAATATTTAAAACCAAATCAACACCAGTCTCATCTAGACTTGTATCCAGCAATTCATCGTAAAACTGTATGTTATAAAATACATTACCCTGGAGTCTGAGCATGTCAATAAAGGCAAACATGGTTGCTAAATCTATAACCTTTCTCTCTGCACCACTATAGTTAAAGTAGCTGGTGATCTTGCCTTTTTCATTAACGATTGTTTCATCAAACAGTTCGTTAAATGTTACAATAGCATTAGAATTGAGCTTTTTGAGGTATATATTGATTTTATTATTGAATAACTTTAATATTTTCTTTACTATATAGCTCTTCACACCCTCTTCACTTACTACAAATTTGGATGCTTCGATTAAGCTTAGAACATTTTGAAGCTTATTAATCTTTTCCGATATATCTGAAAGTTTTTTAGTATTTTCTTCTATCAATACATCTGAATTTTCATCTGCTATTTTGAGATGGTCAAAATCCTGTTGCAACTGCTCTAACAGAGTATCAATTTCTGTTAATCTCTTCTTGCTACTCTCAAACTTTTGCGAGTTAAGGTTGTGGAAATTTATATTATTATTGCCCTTTTTTATTGCATCCATTATTTTAGTCTTGAGAATATTCAATTCTGAAACCTTATTTTCATTTAGCTTTATATCGTTCTCCGAATCTGTTATTTGTTTTTTGAGCTTTGCTTTTTCTTCTTTAATTAATCCTTTATCATGCTCTGTAACAGGCTTCAAGCACACTGGGCAGTTGTGTTTATCTGTGCCAATCTTGGATGAAGTTGCAATGGCAAATTCATTCTTGGTTTCTAGAGATGCAATAACTTTAGAATATTCTCTAAGCTTATCATCACAATCTTCAAGCTTAACATTTAACTTTACAATATTAGCTTCTATTTCAGACACATTAATAGGTGCATAGTTGTTTGTAAAATCTAGAGTTGCCTCTTTCTCTTTATGCAGTTCTTTCTGTCTTATGTTTAATTGTGATCTTCTAAATTCAAAGTCTTTCTTTGTTTTTTCCTTTTGCTTGATTAAATTGTCTAGCATATTTTTTATTTCTTCCTCTCTTGCTAGATTCGCTTCAAGTTCTTTCTTAGTGGTGTTTAATTCATCTCTGATCATGTTAAGCATCTTGCTAAATACTTCCAGATTGAAGATACCCTCAATAAACTTTCTCTTTTCTATCTTTTTCTTTGCCATGAACGGTGTAGTATTATTAACAGTCATGACAACACAATTCTGAAATACCTCTGAGCTACATTGTATTAGTTGTGAGATATAATCAGTAGTGCTTGATATACTATCACGAGTAACATCAATTTGATTCTGGTATAAAATGCATTTGCTTGGTTCTAGGGTTCTTACAACTTCAAATTCATCTACCTTTTCACCAGTGCGAATATTAAAGGACAATGACACCTCGCATGTTCTGTTTGTAGAATAATTTATAATATGTTCTTTTTTAAGCTCTCTTATGGTGCTACCAAACAATGCAAAGTGGAGGGCGTCAGTTATTGTGCTCTTCCCAACGCCATTTCTTCTATCGGTTTGATCTCTATTGATACCAGTTATTGCATTTAGCCCTGGTGTGAATGTAACTTCTACCATTTTATCGCCAACGCTTAGAAAGTTTTTAGCTTTAAGTGTATTAAAGATTACGCTTTTCATTTGCAATTATTATACAGCGAGACAGTATAGTCAACAACATCTTTTTTATTTTGAATATCTAGCATGTCTATAAATTCTGATATAGCTTGAGGTATGTTCACACCACTCAAATCTATTTTTTCTTGGCCTAGATCAAACTTATCAAAATTTGCCGAATGATCCACAGTGAGTGTTACTGGCTTGAATGAATTTAATTTGACTGAAAGTTTATCCAAATCTGTGGAATCAATGTTTCTATCTACAACAAGTTTAATAATATTATTCCCTAGAATATCTTTACCTTTGCGGTCAAAATTATCAATTTTAATTAATTCAGAGAGCTTAATTTTCTTATGCTTAGGAGAAAAATTGTTTTCAATGAATTCAAACAACATGGTCTTGAGGTCTAGTATATAAAATCCTTTTACTGAGTCTACATCACCAAAATCTAACTCAAAAGGACACCCTACATACAGAATAGTGTTTTTGCCATATTTTCTCTCTTCTCTCAAATGAAAGTGACCAGAAACAATTAACGGTGAGTGTTTAAAGAGATCATCTGGCTTTGTACCATGATCACAGATTTTGTATGTGTTCATCTTGAAGCTTTCAATTTCAAAGTGACCGAAAACTATGTCACAGCTATGAATTTCATTAACATCAGTTCCCCAGGGAGCGAAATACATCTCCCTACCACACACTTGCAACACCTTAGGCTCTTGTATTACTTCTATGTTCTTACGACCGTTAAAAATGCTGATACTGTTAACTTTGCTGTTATGTCTGAAGAAGGAATCATGATTACCTGTGATCATTATCAGTCTAAAGTCATCAAACAGTTGCAGAATCTTACTTGCATGATGCAGTGTATTGACAGTAATTTCACTCCTGTTGTGAAAGAAGTCACCGCAAAATATAATATCTGTAATGTTTCTGCTCTTCAGCTGCGCTGTATACCATTGAGCCCATTCCAGTGATATATCGTGCCAGGTGGAACTATTGGTATGGACACCTAGATGAAGATCAGAGAAGATAGCTACTTTGCAGTCTTTAAGCATTACTTTGATTATAGTGGCTATTATCTAGATCTCCACCGTTACCAAAATCAGAGCAAATTCTAACACCACTTGCATCCTCATTAGCGTTTATCAGGTCATCATAATGTCTCTCTCTGTAGTCAACTATGAGTTGATGGTACTTCTTTTCCTTCTTGATACGGCTGATGAATGCATGGAAGGCAATGGTTGTGAAATAGCTGAAAGGGCTGAACCCTTTGTCTATATGAAATTTTTGATATTTCAACGCTTGGTACATCTTTACAACAGCATCCCCAATCATTTCATCTTTATAGCTATAATTTATAAAATTAGGAGCAAAAGAAAGACCATAGGCAATGCGCCTGATACTATCGGCCAGATACTCTGTCATCACCCCGCTCTTATAAAAGCCTCTGATACCATCTTCAAATTCCTTACTGTTTACATAGTGAGGCTTCTCTGAAGGTTTGAGCTTTTTACGCGTCTTAGCTTCATTCTTAATACCTTTTTCCAGAGTCTGCAGTGCAACCTTTTCAAGCTGCAACTCTGCAGGCAGTACTACTGCCTCTTTATTTTTCTCTGATTTCGGTGATTTTATACGGGATGGTTTCTTGATCATAAAGTGTTTGTCTTTTAATTTCATGTCGACGTCCATAGGTGAGTTGATCTGCAAAGTCAAAAATTTGTAGCTTGCTCTTATTTTCGTGCAGTCTCAATCCTCTTCCTATGCTCTGAATAACCTTAACTTTGGCTTTTCCACCTGCTGCAAAGAAGATATAATGTAAATTTTTAACATTAATACCTGTACTAAAAACCTTACTAATTGCAATGGCTACTACGTTAGATTCCTTCTCCATTAAACCTTTGATCTGCTCTCTATCTTCAACTTCGACACTGCCTTGAATAAAGAATATTTTTTTACGAGTAGCATGTTCTGAAAGATATTTATAGATGGCCTCACCATGTTTGATGTAATCCACCAATATTAAGACATTATTAGTAGCGTTATTAGCAAGCGTGCACATCAAATTATTTCGAAATTTATTTTCAAATAAGAACTCCAGTTCTGTCCTATATCGCTCTGTTGGATTTAGTGTCTCCACATACTTGGGTTTATCATTATAGGAGATCTCTAAGATGTTACATATCACACTAGTTACAAAATTTTCTTTTCTCAATTCAAAGCTAGACTTCTCATATATAATGGGACCAATTTTACCTATTATGTTCCATTGATCCAATTTATCTTCTGGCATGGTACCGGTGAAGCCAAATCTTATTGGTGTATTTAATTGTTTGAGTATCTTATTGATTTGATTGCCTCTTCTAGCTTTATGTATCTCATCAAATATTAAGACATTAATTCCTTCTAACCAGGATAAATCTGATTTTTCAGATAGTATGATTCCCAAATTAGCTATGACAACGTTTGCATTTGCGTTGAGCTTATCAGAGCCAGTCCATTTATTAAAGAAAAAAGGAACACCATATTGTGCAAAATCATTGAACGTCTGGTTTACTAATCCGAGATCAGGTACTATTAATAAACATTTAAACTGATTATTGAGCATAAAAAAATTGGATAGGAGAGATGCCATTACCAGTGTTTTACCACCTGCAGTCGCGAGAACAGTGACTCCTCTCCCTTTATCAAGACACTGGTAAACTATCTCCTTTTGATAATCTCTCAATTTTAATGACATGTTATCATAGGGTGTATTTGTGAAGCTAATATTATTTTTATAGATGTGTGATGGTATTACATGTGAGGCAAATTCACTGGATGTTTTTATATCGGATTGTTGGCAGTATTCATTTTTTACTAAGAATTTAATTATCTCGTAAAACAAACATGGATCAAACTGACCGGTAGGGGTAATGGCATATGTGCGCGAAGGTATGAAGCGGCCTCTCATCCTGGCAAATCTTGCACCTTCGTTTGGTGTAGAAAAGTGTTCTCTTATCTCAGATAAATGCTCAGTCTTTAAAATGCCAAGACCTTTATTCTTATTATACTCAAACAGAATCATTATGTGGTCTCCATCTTAATAATTTCCACTAAGTTCTTGATATCAAAACCTATGCTATGCATAGTTCTTTCAACTTTTTCTAAAAACTCAACTACTATTCTCTTATCACCTATTTGTTTAACCACCTCTACTACAGCTTCATGCCTTTCTGCTGTCTTCTCACAAATTAAAGGTGTGAGCTTAACTGGTGATTCTTTTCTTATTTCCTCGCCCACTCTACAAACCAACGAGTCTCTCTCTTTTTGTAGCTCGTTTAATGCGGATTTTTCTTTCATTAATCTGGACACCCACTTGGCCTTTCTTGCAGGAAGCATCAAGGCACTCTCTTTCAAGTTCAGTTCATCTAGCGCCACATCAGCCTCTAGTTCAGATATATACTTTTCAAGCAATGTCACCACATAAATATAACATATACTCTAGATAAATCAATTAATGAAAAGCTTTAAACAATATATTACAGAACTCAACGCTGCAGGTGCAGGGGGTGTATTTGGAGATGCTCCTAGTATGGGTCATGGCGGCAGTGTGGGTAATAAGGATTTTTATGCCCCAGGTGATGCCAGAATACCTTACATAATTGGGTCAACGAGAATCAAAGGCAAAAAAAATAAAACTAAATTCCCTATTCAACGTAGAACTCTTGCTGGTATGTAGTTAAATAATTGATGGACATAGGGCATTGGATTTTATTAGATGGTATTGAATTCAAAGAGCAACCTTTTGGTTTCATATATGAAATAACCAACACTGTTAACAACAGAAAATATATAGGCAAAAAACAGTGTGTCTCTAAGATTAGAAAGGCCCCTCTCAAAGGTAGAACCAATAAGAGAATTGCAATAAAAGAATCGGATTGGAAGCAATACACTAGTTCATCTAATGAGCTCAATGAAGACATTAAAAAACATGGTAAAGATAAATTCATCTTTAAAATCTTAAAACTATGCGGCAGTAAGTGGGAGTTGGGATATTTTGAGATAAAAGAACAATTATTGAGAGAGGTAATTTTGAGAGATGATTATTACAACGGCATACTAAATGTACGCATTGGTCGACCGCCTAAAACCTTATTGAATTTATAGATAGTCATTATAGAATATGAGCGTGAAGAAAGTTTTAATATTTAAAAATATTGAACTTAGAGATTTGGTAGGTTCATTCTATGAGCTGGTTGAGCCGCTGATAGAGGCTGATACACACAAGTACTCTTTAACCAAGGCCAATATTGTTAACAAATTTGCTATTTATAGATTTGTGGAATTTTTGATTGCGGCGAAGTCTAAAAAAATGAGTAAAATATTAGCATTTTACGTGGATAGTACAAGATTAAAGAATGATCTTCTTGGAAGTAATTTAAAAATTTATAGAAAATTATGCCTGATGCTTAATGTCAAAATAATTGAAAGGGTCATTAATTTTGACGAGTATAGCGAACTTCTGAATAGTAACTCTGGTAGAGGTAAGGAAGAAAGACTGTATTTGCTTCATAAGACACTAGAGCCGACCAAGAATAGTCCTTCCAAGTTCATTGAATTACTCAACAAATATGGTATCTATAAGTTGGATTATAGCAAAAACTCAATAAAGTTAGGCATCTTTCTAACATAAATAACATATGAAGTTCGATACTCTTCTCGTAAAACAATATAAAAAATATAGCTTGCAAGTGCCCAGCGATTATACCTTTAAAGAGGATGTCGATACAGGTGCTGATTTGAATATAGGTGCAGGAATTCCTGGTATGGATAAGCAAAAAATAGAAGTTGCAGCTAATGTTGACAAGAGATCTAAGCTTAACAACCTCATCTCCTCTACTCTTGATTTGTTAATTAAGAAAGCCCAAGACGGTCTTAACAAGACCAAAACACCTTCAACTCAATCGGTGACTGCACCCACGTCGCCATCATCCAACTCACCTACTACTATCAATCCAGTTTAATGAAATTCTATAATTTACTCAAACAAAAATATGTTGATTTGCTTGAGCAGGTGCCAGCGGATCTTAATGGGCTGCCACCAGAAGCAATGCCTGGGGCTATGCCAACAGATCTTCAGACTCCTCCAAGAATAGAGACAGAAAAGCAGCCATTAACAGCTGAGGGTGAAGTATTTTTAGTTAGATTGCTGCGCAAAGCTCTTTTTATGAACCCGGGTGATATAGATGAAAAATTATTAAAAGACTTGCCAGAGATAAATGAAAAGAATGCTTCAGAAGTTCTTAACTCTATCATCAACATAATGAAGAAGTACTCAAATACAATTGATGTAGAGACTAAAGTATAATAAATAACTTGTGGCATACAAGAGTTTAAAAGACATTTACCTGAGTCAAACTTATGGTAGAAAAATACCAGTTCTCCCCAGACAAGATGTGTACAATGAACAAGTTGGACAACCAGTAGAAGTGCCTCAAGAGCCTGTGCAAACAGCAATAGAACCTGTAGACAGCGACGGAGTACAACAGGATGATACTACAGAAGTAAAGCCTCAAACAATTAATAAAATAAAAGTTCCTTTCTCTTTAGACAGCGTACATGAAGCCAGCTGGCCAGTAGCTTCTGCAGGGGTACCGTTCAATACAAAAAGCTTCACACCTCATGTAGGTGAAGGAAATGGTGAAAGAAAGGTAGCTTCTCTCTTTCACCCACAAATGAAGAAAGAGCCAGATAATAGATATACAGAAAGATTGGGCACCTTTATTGCAGGCCAGAATGAATCTTTTGATGTTGTATCAGAACAAGGAAATTTTGAAGTTAAGGAATTTAAGCTTGCTAAAAACGGAAAGTATAGAGGCAGTGTGAGAATAGGTGCTGAAGGCAAGCACACCACAGGCATGATACTATCCCAGGTAAAGGATTTGCTCATTATTCTGCTTCAAACATATTCATCGCTGGATAATGACTCTAAGAAAGTTTTAAATGACAATTTGATTAAAAACATATCTACTACTAATGATATACCGCCAGGATGGAATCTAGAGAATTACATTGATGCTATTTTTGATGTAACCATAGGCGAGGACAAAGGTATAACGGAATTTCCTAAAACTCTGTTTCATGGTCAAGAGATAAATCCTAATTTATTTACTAGAAATAAAAAGCGAGCCACTTACTTGGTTTACACCATACCACAGATTTTAAATGCGCTCAAACAATTGGCTCTACAGGATCAAAATCAAGCAAATTTAGACAATGAAATTAATCGTGTTAAAAACCTGCAAAGCACTCTCAAAGGATTATATTTGAAAAAGGATGATGAGAAATTTAGTAAAGAAATAGAGAAAGAAGCTGAGTCCTTGGATAGGAAATTAATCAGCAAAGCATGCTTATCTGATAGGGGGTCCAATTGCATTACCATTAATACCTTCCTTCAGAAATTAGAGAGACTTGACCTGGGTGGTGTGTTTAACAGCATTGATCAGTTGCGGCAAAGTGAGGTTGCAAATATATTCCCTCCAGAGGTTGTTGGGTTCTTTGCAGTTTTTGAGACAAAGTATAAGTATATTCCCAGGGCTCTACTGAAGGACTATATGGTTATAGATAGCTTTACCCAGAAAGGACTTAAGATAGCATTAAAAAGTGAAAACGTTTAAAATTTTCTTTGAAAATACAAACACTCTGACATTAGGTCTGTTTCCCGGCGCATTTAAACCACCACATAAAGGACATCTGCAAACTGTGGTCGATGCGTTGAAAAACAATCAAAAGGTTATAGTTCTTATTTCCGGCGAAGAGCGTGAAGGCATTAATCCGGAGAAATCTATGATGGTTTGGACACAATTCAAACAGTCTATGAATTTAAATAATTTAGAGATTCATATAATATCAGGATCACCTGTGGCAGCAGTGTATCAGATAGTAGACATTCTTAATAATAGTTCTTATTCACCAACAAAGAGATCTCCAGCGCCCTTGCCTGAATCCAAAACAATTGCAGACAACTTATTGAAACAATCAGCAATATTCGCTATCAAGCTATATGCTAGTGAGGAAGATTTTGGCAGATATAATGCGTTTTTTAATCCTAAGACTTCTGATATTTATGTAGGTAAAAATGTTAAAAGTATTGATAAAGGAGAAGTGAAGAGACTGGCCTCAGCTACTGATGTTAGAAAAAGCATTGTGACTGATAACTTTGATAGATTTAAAGCGTCAATGCCTAACATAGGTGATGATAAATTAAAAGCAATATTTGGAGCTCTGCAAACATGATATCCTACAAAGACTTCACAACAACCAATGTTGTACTTGAAGACACTTCACATATTAAGACTCATTTGTCTCACTTGGAAGATTTGGCTATTGAAAAGGGCAAGGAAGGATTTGTTGAATTTATGGAGCAGATTTCTAACTTGGTGAACAAGATTAAGGGGTATGAAACTAATACCGAAATTAATGCAAAAATAGACGGTAGCCCCATGATATTGTTTGGTGTTGATCCGAGAAAGGCCCATTTTAACAAATTTTTTATCTCTCTGAAAAGTGGTTTGAGTGAAAAAAATCCAAAAATAATGCACAGTAATGAAGAGGTGGATACCTTTTATTCTGGTGAACAGACTCTGGCTAACAAGCTTAAAAATTTGCTAGTAAATCTTAAATCAGCATACGATGGATCAGGCAATACGTATCAAGCAGATGTATTGTATTCCTCCATGGAGGATAAGAAACAGACAACTATAAATGGAGAAAATTTTATTGTGTTTAAGCCTAATACAATAGTATATGCAGTACCAATGGACACAGATTCTGATTTAAGCAAGAGAATTATTGAATCGTCTGTAGGGGTCATTGTGCATGAATCTTTTAAACCCATAGCAGTAAATTCGACCATATTGCCTGCAGTATCAGGTGTAGCACCAGATCAAACAATAAAGCTTACTTCCGCAGGAAGAAATGTAGATTCTATTATTGAATCTGGTAAAAGGGCTAATGTTTTCATAGAGAGTAGCAACTATGGCGCTGTTAGTTACAATATTCCCGATATTACTTTTGAAAAAATAGCAAACAATTTAATGCAGGCTAAATCTAAGATAGATTTGATTAATTCTAATTTTAATAAAGAATACATCAAAAGCCCGGCGCTGTCGTTGCTCAAGATATATCTGAACAAGCAGGTTGACAACCCAGCATCAAGTATCTTCACATCTGCAATGAAGGGTGGGGATTTAGATTTGAAAGAATTTATGGAAGGATTTGTATCGTTCTTAAAGCATCGCTTCGAGAAAGAAGGTCAAACCAAAAAAACGGAATCTGGTAGAAAAAATATTCAGTCCAAGCTTAATTCCATATTAACATTTATTAAAGAAAATCAAGAAAGCTTTAAGAGCTTGATAGAGGCAACTTTCCATATGGCAGTTATAAAGTATATTATTTTAAATATTTTATCTAGCTTAGATTCTAAGATAGGACGAACATTTGTGCAGATGCCTGATGGTACTCTGGTCAAAACCAAAGACGAAGGATATGTACTCTTTGTAGGAACCAATCACGTGAAAATAGTGGACAGGTTAGACTTTACCAAGATGAACAGACAGGTAGGTGGGAAAAAGAGGGCAGATTTAGTCTCTAAGTTCTAATTGAAATATTGCTTCGCGTATAGCCTTCTGAATAGTATCTTTATTTTCACCAGTCAACAGATCACGTATTTTACTGACTACTTTATATTCATGGTCATCATGTTGACCTTGAAATTTACCTTTGCTCTCAAAATCTTTGTATTCTAAGTAGTGTAAGATGCTGTCCAAATAATCACCAGCAAGAGTAATTTTACTGAATACCCAGGGCTCAAGATCAGGTGTGCGTTCAATTATATCATGTAATTTCTTGCTATAATTATGAATTTTATATAGTTCACTCTTGGCCATGCTAGTTTCTTCTGTGTCTGGTCCTGGTACATCCACAATACCTGCAGGGTTATCCATAGTTATGTTCTCACTTTCTTCAGCTTTAGCTGGAACCTTCTGTACTTTGACATTTACCTGTCCAAAAGAGGATGGGCTGACGTTCTGATCTATTGCAGGACTTAACCCCAAGCTAGTTTCATTGATTTGGTCGTAAGCCTCTTTTATGTTGATTAAATCAGATTTTCTGTTCACTTATTATTTATGCTCCATTAAATATATATGTGAGGCCTTACAAAACTTTTGTTAATGAACAGATTCTAGGTCTTACTGAAGGTATGACTATTCAGCATGTTGGTTTTGTTCAAGCCAAAATAGACACAGGCAACAGTGCCTATAATGTGCTTCACGGCTTAATTGAAAAGGAAGAAAACGGCAATGTTACCTTCAAGACCGTTAAAGATAAAATTTTAACTCTGCCAATAGTTGAGCATATACCCATTCACATAGGTAGTGGCAATGTTGAAAAGAGGCCTGTTGTTGAGTTGGACTGTGGCATAGGCAGCAAGCAATTCAATGGAGTCAAGTTTAGTATAGCAGATAGATCGCAAAACGACTATCCAGTTTTGATTGGTGAGGATTTCATTAAACTCAATGGTGGAATAGTTAACGTCAAGATTAATAATGACGGTGACTAATAATCCTTACAATTAAATTAATTTTCTATTTTGCGCAAATTCAATGAATTTATAGAATTCACTTCTAGAATTGTCTTTATCATCCAAGAATGCTCCAGACATTCTAGCGGTTCTCATGGTTGAATCATGACGAATGCCTCTGTTGGAACAACATGTATGAGCTGCTTCTATCATCACTGCAACACCCTTGTTTTTGACACACACCTCATCAATATACTTGTGAACTTGCATTGTAAGATTCTCTTGAACTTGTGGTCTGCGAGAAAACCAATCAACAATACGATTCAATTTGCTGAGACCTATGACTTTGCCGTCCTTGGCAGGAATATATGCAACATGGGCAAACCCCATGAAAGGTGCATGGTGGTGTGAGCATAGTGAAGTTAATTTGATATTGGTTTGTGAAACAATGCCATCATACTCATCCACATTATCAAATGCTGTAATCTTCGGTGGTTCGCTATAACATCCCCATGCGAAATCATCAACAAATGCTTTGGCCACTCTAAGGGGTGTGTTGGCACTATTTGGATCGTTTCTCCAGTCATACCCTAAAGCATCCATGTAAGCTTCATAAGCTTTGGACGCTTTGTCGATAATCTGCTCTTTTTCTTCTTGAGAACGTGGGATATTATGGTTGGCAAATGCGAGTTTGTTCTTAAACATATTCAATATTATAGTAGGAAACTAATTTAATCAAGATTAAATATAAAATGAAGGTTGATAGAGCAATAGAAGAGACGTTTAAGAAATCTAGTTTGAAGAGAATTAGGATTAAGGTAGACCCAAGACAGCTTGTCAATCAAGGATTTGAACACTGTGATAGCTTTGAAGGTTATGTTCTAGAAGAGTGTGGCAACGAATTGAAAGTATATATTTTAAATACACATCCAGGAATAGAGCCTGTGCAGATGGTGGATAAGAAAAATACTGGTGAAATAGAGAATACCACATTCAACAAGGACAGATTATTAAAGATATTAGACATGTTGAACTTGCCTGAAGGGACACCTGGGGTGGAACAAATAAAAAATACTAATGATCCTGAATTTATTGTGAAGTATTTTAATGATCTACCAGTAGATAAAGACAAATTACTTGATGTTTTGAAGGCTGTACTGATGTCCAATAAATAGAGGGTATGATGGTTGTGCCAAGTGTATTAAGAATCAAGAATAACTAATTGATATTGCTTGTCTGTATATTAACATAATGATATGTTATATCAAAGCACCAAGATTATTGAGCTAGGCAGTTGCGCATTCAGACAGTGGAAAGCAGACAGCCATTGTAAGTTTATACATGGCTATAGATTGGTAGCTAAATTCTGGTTTGGTTGTGACAGGCTGGATGAAAGAAACTGGGTTGTAGATTTTGGTGGCCTCAAGGAACTTAAGCAAGTTTTAGAGAAACAGTTTGATCATACATTTTGTGTGTCGGCTGATGATCCTCTATTAGAGCAATTCAAAGCTCTACATGCTTCAGGAGCTGCAGATCTTAGAGTAATGCCCAAGGGTGTGGGTATTGAAAGAACAGCAGAATGGTGTTTTGATGTGGCGGATGGGCATGTGAGAGGTATCACAAGCAATAGATGCTGGGTAGAGAGAGTTGAAGTATGGGAACATGATAAAAATTCTGCTATTGTAAGTTTTGAGAGCGTAAGGGATATTAGCAACAAGGATTGTTATGTAAAAGATAGTCACCAAAAAGTCGACACTATTACAACAACAATTTCTCCAATACTTGAGAATGTCAATACTACTGGTGCCGGTAACAACATTGTCAGCCCAGTTGCAACAGATACTGCTGCAAGAGTAACCCCAAAGGTAACCACAGGTTATGCAAATCCCTTTGGTGGTACTAGCTGGGGTGCATGATAAAGAGAGAGAGGGACCCTATTCAAGTGAAACTTGAACAGGACATATTCGGTAAGCTGGCTGAAATAGCTAATGCAAATGACAATGTATCACCATCAAGTTCACCCAATCAAATAAACACCATTGGTGTTGAAGAGGCTCTTAGAGAGTTAATTACTATCTTTAGAGGTGCTAGTGGTGATTCACCATCGGTGTCTTGATGCTTGATATAACTCTGACTATAAATTTGAGTAGCTTGCTCCTGGTTATATCCTCCTCTGAGAAATGGAATGTGCAGATGCCATTTTCCCTGCTCTGATCTGAATCAAACGCTTTCATGATTCTCTCAAAGCCAGATTTTTGAATATCTGATTGCAGAGAATCACCTATAACAAACAGCTTACAATTTTTACCAAATCTTGTTAAAATGGTAACCAATTCACTGTGTTCGAGGTTTTGGGCCTCGTCAACTATAACAACATTATTGGTGAATGTTGATCCACGCAAGAAATTCACGGGAATACTTTTGAGGTAATCACTTTGAAATAACATTTCAGTTATCTGTTTGCCTACTAGCTCATCACATTTTTCTATGAGTGGAATACTCCATGGTTTAAATTTATCATCAACTTCACCAGGTAGACTTCCAAGTTTTCGAGTAGCTGATTCCACTATACTTCTTATATATAAAATTTCATCTATCTTTTTGTCCCTTAACATACTCAACGCAACATATACTGCAAGATACGTTTTTGATGAACCTGCTGGGCCATCACAAAACAAGATTTGCGATGATTCATCCATAGCTTTTTCAACAAAAGCTTTATGGTGATCATTTAAATGGAATTTTTGATCAATTTTAAAGTTAAGAAAAATATCATTTCTAATGATACCATTCTCGTCTTTGGCTTTTGCAGCTTTTTTAAGCTGTCTGTCCTTCTTAGACATCTACTATTATTTATTTTGACTATGTCAGATTTCTGTGACTTTCTTACCGGAAGATAGTGCAGCAGTACGGGCAAACCCACCTTTGGTAGAAATAATAGTACCACACCTTCTTAGAAGGAAGAAATCTTGAAAAGATTTTATGAACCCCTTGTAACTGCAGCCTGGTCTATCCATGTGCTCTGTTTCATTAGATGTGCATAGAACATTCATCTTTGTTTTAATAAATTGAGTGAACTTGGTGCTATCTGTGCAAATAAAGAGATTGTTTGTTAGAGCATTTTGCATGAAGTGTGTGATTCTCTCTAACATATAGTCGAAACTAATATCTCTATTAAAGTCAGAATCACTCCAATTGGAAAGCTGACCGCCAAATCTTGCACACACCCCCACAGTATTTTCATCTGTTAGAAATGGTAGTTCAGGCTCTTTAAAAAGTTGATTGAAATAATCTTGAAAATTATCTTCAAGCCCCAGATGATCCAAAAAATTAATATTAGTCTTAATGATGCTAATATCTTCTGTAAAAAACTTATCAGAATTGTTGCGATTGAATTGATCTTTAAAATGTACATAGTTATCATTATCCATGGCAAAATATTGCTTGTGTGATCCGCTAATAGGTCTGGGTAACCAGTTATATGTATTATGCCCTAATGCAGATTGCAGATTGAAAGGGTATGTCCAATTGATGAAAAAATCTCTGTCCAGTAATCTGGACAAAGCAAAGCAAGATATTAGACCTTTGATTCTATCAGCAAGCCCACCTGCAGGACGTTCAGTGCAGTCATACACTATGCACTTTTTCATATTGAATTATAATACACATACATTATAATAATTCAATGAGCAAAGAGACAATAATTTTCTTAAGTGATGATAAAGTATTCTATACCCTTGAAGGTGAAGGTGAGTATGTAGGGCATCCGTCTGTCTTCATGAGACTATCCATGTGCAATTTAACATGCAAGGGGTTTGCATCAGCAGATTCACCCAATGGTTGTGATAGTTTTATCAGCTGGTCTGTTAAGAATAGAATGACATGTAGCGAAGTTTTAGATCATATGGATGATGAAGGGTTTACAAAACATCTTCGCAATGGTGCAATATGGAAAATAACTGGTGGGGAGCCCTTGATTCAGCAGAAGGCATTATTGGATCTGGTGAGAGATTTTGTCAAAAGAAATGGCTTCATACCACACATAGATTTTGAAACCAATGCAACCATTCAACCTGATGATGCCTGGAAGGCTTACAAGGTGACGTATACTACTTCACCTAAACTCTCCAATAATGGGGATCCAGTGGAGAAGAGATACAAGCCAGCTGTTCTGAGATGGCATGTTGAAAACAATTCAGGCTTCAAGTTTGTTGTGAGTTCACAGAAGGATATGGACGAAATTTTTGAGAGATATATCAATGATCCAGATGTATTAATACCACCTCATAGGGTGTGGCTCATGCCTTGTTGCGGTAGCAGAAAGGAGCACATTGACGTTGCTCCAGTTATAGCAGATATCTGCAAGAATCATGGGTTTAAGTTTAGCCCACGATTGCAATTAATTATTTGGGATAAAGCTCTTAAGGTTTAACCGCATAAATAATATGTGGTTACGTTCTCTAGATTTGTAGAAAATTTTGCTGTTGGTAAGACCAATTCCATCACTGGCAGTGGTCCAAGTGCGGCCAAGGTGGGTGTGTTGCAATTAAGAGATTTGGACGGTTCGGTGTTGGGTACCTATAGTTATGTGAATGGTGGTTATGGTAGAGGATATATTCCATCGGGTGAATACATGATTCAAGCACCGCAACGAGTTAGACCAGATCAATTCAAAGCCATGTCCATTGACAATGTTGCATACAAATTTCCTGTGGCCAGTGCCAGCGGGTCAACAGAGATACCTGATTCTAGAGTTCAAAACATACCCACAGGTGATAACCCACGTGGAGGTCCCAGAGACGGCATAATGATACACCCTGATGGTGGTTCACGCGGCACAATGGGGTGCATTGGCATACAAGGTGGCGGTGATGTACAGAAAGATTTTTATGAAAAATTAAAATATCTTGTTAATAATAATGGTGGTTCATATCCTTTGAGATTTGACACTGGAGAAATATCTGTTGGTCCAGAGAGTCAACCACCAGTGCAGCAAAGTGAACAACCAGAGCAAACACCACAGCAGCCAGCAGAACCTGCAGATGTACTACAACAAGCCTCACTCTCGGATACAAATGCTCCCAAGGCCATGGCATTTACCCCGCAAGAGGATGGTATTACACAACCTTCACCTGAACCAGATGAAGTACCAGTGCAACAAAATGAGCCAGAACCAGTTACAGTGCAACCAGTTAAAACATACAAACATAAAAGCACACAAGAGTTTATAGATAAATTAAATCAAATTAAATAAATATAGTATGAACACATCTACCTCTAAGACAATTTACTCATTATACAGAGAACATGTTCTAACTGAAGCTGCTAATAATTTCGATAGACAAAAATTTATGGAGAAACTATCCAAAAAATCAGAAATTTTTAGAGACACTCTCATGGACATAGCTACAAAAATTGACATGACTGAGAAGGATCAAGCCGAGGCTATAGATGAAGTGTTTGTTGCTGCACAGGAAAATATTAATCAATTCATTGTAGGTTATAAATCAGAGATAGAGAATGCAATTAAAAATAATCAATATTCAACACAAGGGTTGGTTGATGATTTGAACACAGCATTTAGCAGCTACTTGGGTAAGGTGGCAAAAATAAATGGACCAAATGAATGGAAGTTGCAGTTTCCGTCTCCTTCAAATTACTATCCACAGAACAAAACACAACAACAAGCTAGCACACCACCAACAACCCAGCAGCCTGCACCACCAGCACAAGCCTTCAACCCAACAGCACAAAATTCTACACAAACCCCACAGCCACTGACACCATCCAAAAATGTTCCTGGGGCTGTGCCGCTCACTCCCTCACAACCACTATCGCAGCAGCAGTTGAATCCTTTCACCGGTCAACCTGTAGTGCCTGTACAAAATACGCAAAATCAAAATATTAATTTGAATCCTTTTGCAAATACCTTCAAACCTGGACCTGGTAGCGCGGCCACCTATGCTCCAAAATCAGGTCCACTGACTGGCACACAGCAGCCTGTGTACCCCACAAGAAATCAGGCTTATGCTCAAAAAGAAGCTGGTCAAGCACCGCTCGCTAACACAGGCAATGTGTTGGCAGATTTTAACAGAAGAAGAGCTTACCTTTCAGGCAGAGGATACTAATGACTTTTAATGAACTATTAAAACTAGCTACAGAAGCCTCACTTAGCACCGGTGCAGCTGCACCTGGCATAGGTTCAAATCTGGCCAGTGGTGCAGCAACACTGCAATCTTTAAACCCTGCACAAAAGGGAAAGCTGGAATTGCCTGTGCCGGGCATGGACAATCCAGAGTTCAATATTAGCGGTCTGGAAGAATTTTTTATTGAATTCGCAAAAGTATTAGACCCAACTGGTGTATTGAGTTATAAAGATACTTTGGTTGCAGCAGGTAAAATGTATGATGAATTTTCAAAGATGTCTAACAAACAAGAAAATAATTTCTGGTTATCATTCTTAATATTTGTACTGTGTGTTTATTCCTCTCTGCCTAATGTGGGACTATTAGTCGGTGGCATAGGGGGGCTTGTGCAATACACTGGCAAAGCTGGTGCAAGGCTTGCAAGGCAACAGCTATCAAAAGGAATATCTGAAGAAGCGGTGAAAGAGATGGGAATAATTGCCCGCACTACTGAAGATCATTTTAAAAAGAATCCTCAACAGCTCACAGGTATTATTGATTTTGCCTCTAAGCATAATTTAATAGAACCTGAAGCTTCAGCAACTATAAAAAATTATTTTTTAAAGAATCCTGAATATGCAAAGAGAGTGGACCAAATGCCATCTCTTCCAGATTATTTTGAGAATCCTACTCTGCTTGATAACACAATTAAAGCATACGAGAATAAACTTGCAGGTAAGATGGACGGTGACAAGCTTATACGGCATAACGAACTGGTACGCAAGAAAACGGATAAAGGTTTAACTATACCTGAAGAAAGAGAATTGATGAATTTAAATAAAAAAACGGAATTGAGTGAATATGATTTGAAGAATTATGAGGAGGCCTTATACGCGAAGAATATCCAAAAAATGGCAGATCAACCCGGGCCAGAGACATTGCCACAAGTAGCAGGCAAAGCAATGAAATCGCAATCACAATTTAAACCAGATCCAGCATCATCTGGTCTCTCCAGAGCTGCACAGAGTATTTACGGAAAATCTACAGGCAACTATTATGGCATTACTGGTGTCAAGGGTAATGTAATAGCTCCACCTAGCCCGGGCATATCCGGTGTAGGCAGGGGCCTAATTACACCTTCACAGGCAAAGGTAAGATTGGGTAAGAATATTGCTGCAGGTTATGGACCCATGAACGAACCCACACAGGGAGGTGGCACGAGCGATGTTTCACCCACATATAAGCCAGCCAAACAACAACCAGGTCAAATACCTGCATATAATTACGAGGTGCAACCAATTCCAATATCTGCTCCAGTTTCAACTAACTTGCCTCCAGTGATGCAGCCACCTGTAAGAGTACCTGCAGGTAGCAAGCCTGCAGGTGTGAGGTTTGCTCCTCTGTACCAGGGATCTGCTGGAGCAACCAAAGAGGAACCCCTGGGTAGATATACACCTGGTGCCAAGGATTATTCTACCCCTGATAAAACCATGCAGCTGTATGCCAAAAATAAAGAAGAGACTGATGTGGATAGTTCGGCAGGACCAATGCCTTTGTTTCAGCAGCTTAGTGTCCAAAAGCATAATGATGCCGAACAGAAAGAAAGAACTACCCGAGAAACCAGAGATGAGACCAAAAAACAGATCAAATCTTTCAAAGAAAGAATGAAAGAACAAGATAACAAATAATAAGTCTTGATTTAGAGCAACAAAACATATAATTAAGTTATGAGGATATCTTTTAGCGGGGCTGCAAGCACAGGCAAGACAACTACATTCAAAGCATTTCTAGAGAAATGGCCAAATTATAAAACACTGCAATCTGACTACAGACATCTGATAAGAGGCAATAAACACAGCAAGCACACTGATAAAAAAACTCAAAAAAATATTCTGGAATTCATGTGTAATGCGCAAAAGGGCTTCACATTGCATGATAACATTGCTTACGACAGATGCCCCCTGGATAATCTCGTTTACACATTGTGGGCTTATGAGAAAGGTATCAAAGGCTTCAATGAGAAGTTTGTAACTGATTGCATGGAGATTGTCGGTGAAAGTATGAAAGCGTTGGATATTATTTTTCTGTGTACCAGGGATTTGATGGGTCCTGCGGAAAGCAATGGCAAGAGAGAATCAGACCCAGTATATATTTCGGAAACTGATAATATATTCAAAGCTATCTCCAGACAGCTTTCCACTGGGAAATCACCCATTTTTCCGCATGGTGACAGCCCAGCAGTTATTGAGATTCATGGCAATACAGAGGAGAGAATGGCACAGGTTGCTCTCTATGTTACTGCAGAGGGCACCATGTATGGGGAAGAACAGAGCATAGTCAATTTTGATGAATTGCTGAAAATGAAATCTCTCATCAACGAACAACACGGTCAAATTAAACAAGACACGCAATTACCCATCATTGATCCCAATAAATAATGTATGAGCTTTAATAGAGAATTCAGTAAACTCTATGAAAACTTTTCTTCCATAAAAGTTACAAACAGATTGTTTTACCCCCGTTCAAAGAATTTTAATCTGTCACCTCAATTCATCCATGCCTTTAAACAGGAGTACAAGAGGTTGAAAGAACAGGGACTTACAGACAAGGGGATAATGCAGAGCATTGCTAAAGCATTGTTCTTCCACGCAAAGAATTAATAAGGCGTACAGATAGTATAATAAATGGTAACAGGGGAGGCAAGAGATGTTGTGCAGCTAATAACAAAACTGAAGCTAGAATTACCAGCACCACCATTTGTAATAGAAGATATATAGAATTGCGCACCAGAATTTCCGGGCACACTGGTCATCATGAGATTGATGTCTGACTGAGTAATAATAGCATTGCTGGGCTTGGTCAGTGCACCTATAGAGGCAGTGGAGGTCACTGTAGTATTGCCTTTGTAGCAGAAGATATTGTAACTATTGGCAATGGGTGTGGTGGAAGTGGTGAGTGTGATGCTGGGGGTTCTGGCCATTATATTGCCACTGGCAGTAACCAAATCTGTATTTGCCTGAGTCTTGTCTGTAGTGGCTTGAGAGCTTAGATTATTGACGTTAGTACTCAGAGTTTCAAGACTGCTGTAAAAACTAACATTATTTGGACCTAAAACAAAATCAATAAAATCAATAACGTTAGTCCCTTGTTCATTCTCTACAATGAGAAAGTTACCATTGGTAATTTCTTCTATTTGATTTAGATCCTTTATATTTACATTATTATAAACGGCCATACCTTATTTATACAGCTCCATAATGTTGCAATATGTATATTGTATATTAAAATAGCTGCGTGATTGGTGTTGGCATAGTAACATGTAACAGGCCAGAATTCCTGGTTAAATGTCTCAATAGCATGCCTGAATGTGTTGAGCTGGTTGTAGTTAATGATGGTGACAATATACCTAAAAACATTGTTAAAAGATTTAGCCGTAAGAATACATACGATTTGATACAGAATGAAAAGAATTTAGGTGTGGGCAAATCAAAGAATGTATTGTTCAGGCACCTCATCAACAAAGGCTGCACAGATATTTTTATAATAGAAGATGACATAGTAGTCAAAGATCCCTCAGTGTTTGATGAATACATTAGGGCAAGAAAAGTTACCGGTATACAGCATTTTTGCTTTGGTTACCATGGACCGGCAAATAAGAACGGAATATCAGGTGGTAAGCCGGTACCGCGGTTCATTGTTGATTATGGTGATGTGAAGGTGGCAATCAACATGCATAGCGTGGGGGCATTTTGTTACTATACCAAGGAAGTGTTACAGGATGTGGGCCTGATAGATGAAGAGTATACCAATGCCTTTGAACATGTGGATCACGATTACAGAATCCACAAAGCAGGGTACTCCACACCATATTGGAATTTTCCAGATATTGCTAACAGCATGGACTATCTCGATGAAATAGAATGCTCTGAGAAGAGCAGTTCCATTAAACATAGAAAGGATTGGATGGATAATATTAAGAGTGGTGTTGAGAAATTCAGGCAAAAACATGGCTATCTGCCTGCTTGGCAGGGCTGTGTGCCAGATTCCACTACAGATGAAGTTAAGAAAATAATGAAAGAGATTCACAGAAAATATGCTAATAAAACCTAGCACAGCTTATCATTATTCAGACATCTGCTTGATACCACAGAAGGGCATACTCCCATCCAGATCAGACGCAGATACTTCAGTTACACTTGGTAAGCATACTTTTGCTCTACCAGTGCTGCCTTCAAACATGAGATGCACCATTGATTCTTCTTTAGCGCAGACGCTGGCTTATCAGAAGTATTTTTATGTTATGCACAGATTTGATGATAGTAAAGTTTTTATTAGAAATGCCATAAGCGAGAATTATTATGTATCCATTAGCGTTGGCATAAAGGAAGAGGATAGGTGTTTGATTGATGGGGTAAAAGATTTAGATATAGAATATATTACGGTGGATGTTGCCCATGGTCATTCTCTACAAACCATGAAGATGGTTGAATATATTAAAAGTAAAATGCCTAACGCTTTTATTATTGCAGGGAATATAGCCACTGCCGCAGCTGCATTTGATTTGAAGAGCGCAGGTGCAGATGCAGTCAAAGTAGGCATAGGACAAGGCAATGCTTGTATAACCAAAGATAAAACTGGTTTTACAGTGCCCATGTTTACATGTGTGAGAGATATCTATGAAGAAAATATCGGCATTCCTATAATTGCAGATGGTGGTATCAAGAGCAATGGCGACATAGCCAAGGCCATAGTTGCTGGTGCAGATATGGTGATGTGTGGATCATTATTTGCAGTGTGTATAGATAGTCCTTCTGAAATTGTTAAAGATACCACCGGTCAAACTTACAAGCTGTATTATGGATCTGCATCTGAACACAACAATTACTATCAAAGACATATCGAAGGTACATTGAAGAAGATACCTCAGAATTCAATGACTTATGTTGAAAAATTAGAAGAAATAAAACAGGATCTATCTTCAGCCATAAGTTATAGTGGTGGCAGTAATTTAACAAGTCTCAAAGGCAGTGTGAAGGTGTATGCAGCCAAATAAAAAAATAGCTTTTGGTGTAAATTTGTTCAGTGATAGTAGCAGGACTGATTTAGCCATAGAATCTTTCTTAAAATTAAAAAACAAATTCAGTGATGTTCTGGATTTGTATAATATTCAATTTACTGATGAAAGTTTAAAATTTCGTAATCATGATCAATTCAAGCTGCTCAGATGTCTTACCAGCAGTAGTAAGAATTATATTTCTGGTGAATCTAAGAAAACACTTCCAATGACCAAAGATTGTTTTAATGAATTGGCAAAATTAAATTATAATCACTTCATATTCACCAATGATGATATTATAGTTTCAGATAGATATATTGATTTCATATTGAAAACCAATTATGATTGTTACCCGGCATCGCGACTAGCCATCACACCAATCAAATCTCTCAAAGACATTGTTGTTGTGGACAATCATTATCAAGTTGCAGGTTTTGACACTTTCTGCATCAAGACTGATTGGTGGTTGCAGAATGGTGATAAATTTCCAAATTACGTTCTTGGGCATCCTTGCTGGGATGTACATTATGCAACACTGTGCATGAAATTAGGCAATTCAACATTATGTAACAAATGGCCACCACCTACGTTTCATCAGATACATGACAGTGAGTGGAAGACTACTTCATGTCCTGAGACTGATTACAATTATAACACATTCTGGAAGCCTCATAAATTTGATTCAGACATGTGGCATAATTATCTTTTTCACATCTTGTTGAAACGGCCTGGTGTTAACTATTGTCAGCCGCATGAAAATGAAATGGACTTGGAGAAGGAGTATTTTGACGAAACTTGGTTTAAGAGCAACTACTGGTCCTACCAATAACAACCATCTTCAACTAGTTC